TGAACAAAATGTTCAAAGGTACTGTGACGCCCTCCCCCTACAGGCCGAGGCTCTCGCGACCCCGGTTTTTGCGTAGTTACAAAGGGCAAAATCGCCAAACTTCCGTTCCTATGCGGGTTTGAGAAGGAAAGGAGCAAAAAAAGTGGAGAAAAAGAGCAAAATTACGACCGAAACAGAGGTAAGTTCTGCCGAACTTGCTTGTGTTTTGGGCATAACCGGGAGGCGAATCCGTCAGCTGGGCGAAGACGGACAGCTTACCAAGACAGGAACCGGCACTTACAACCTTGTGGAGTCGGTGCAGAAGTATATTGCGATAGCTTCCCGGGCAAGGAACGAGCCCTCCGAGGAAGAAAAGAAGCGGGAGCGGCAGAGATTGTCGGCTGAAACGTCGCTGAAACAGTCCAAGGCGGTGAAAGCCGGGCTGGAGGTAAGCGAACTGCAGGGAAAACTGCACAGGTCGGAAGATGTGGCCGCCATGACGGAAGATCTGATTTACACCGTCCGAAGCATGTATCTTTCCCTCCCCGGTCGGCTGGCTGTCGACACGCACAATTCGGCATCCTCTGCCGAGGCGGCGGAGATTATCAGAAGGACGATATACTCCGACATGAAGGAGTTGTCCCGATACCAATATGACCCGGAGAAATACGCAGAGCGGGTCAGGGCACGCCAGCAATGGGAAAGCCTGAACGGAGCCGATGACGATGACTGATGACGTAAAGAAAAGAGAGCAGCGCCGACAGGAACTGAAACGTCTGAATCGTATCGTTGCCAAAGTCATGCAGGGTATGCGCCCCCCGGAAGATCTGACCGTTTCCGAGTGGGCGGAGAAAAAACGCCGCCTTTCTTCGGAATCGTCGGCAGAACCGGGCCCGTGGAGGACGAGCCGCACGCCGTACCTCCGGGAACCGATGGACGCATTCACCGACCCGAACGTGCGCCGCATTGTTTTGGTTGCAGCCTCGCAGGTCGGCAAATCGGAATTCCTTAACAACTGTATCGGGTACATCATAGACGAAGACCCCGGCTCTATCCTGTTCGTGCATCCGACCACGATAGACGCAAAGGAATATTCCAAACTCCGTATCGCCCCGATGATAAGGGACTGCCCTACTTTGGCCAAGAAGGTTGTCGCACCCAAGAGCCGGGAGACCGGGAACACGATTTTACAGAAGACCTACCCCGGCGGCATCTTAACGATGTGCGGTTCGACGGAAGCACATTCCCTGGCATCGAAGCCTATCCGGTATGTGTTCGGCGACGAACGAGACCGCTGGGCGACATCTGCCGGGAACGAGGGCGACCCGTGGAGCCTCGCCATGGCACGGCAGAAAACGTTCTACAATGCGAAGGCGTTAGAGGTTTCCACTCCTACGGTAAAAGGCGCCAGTGCTATTGAATCGTCTTATGCGGACGGCACGATGGAACGCTGGAAATCCCGCTGCCCGGAATGTGGCGAATACCACGAAATCCGTTTCCAAGATATCCGGTACGAATACGATACCAAAATCGTGTCCGGAAAGAAGACATACAAAGTAAATAAAGTGTTCTACGTTTGCCCGGACTGCGGCTACACATTTTCCGAAGCGGAGATGAAAAAGCAGCCGGCACGTTGGGAAGCAGAAAACCCCGCAGCCATGGAACATGGTGTGCGGAGTTTTTGGTTGAATGCGTTTGTGTCCGCATGGGCTTCATGGGAGAGCATCGTCCTTGAATATTTGAAGGCCATCGGCGACACCCGGAAACTGCAGGTCGTGTACAACACGGCTTTCGGCGAACTCTGGGAGGACCGGGGCGACATCATGGACGAGGACAATCTTATGTCCCGGCGTGAGATTTATGACGCTGAACTCCCCGACGGGGTATTGCTCCTTACCGCCGGAGTCGATACACAGGACGACCGCATGGAATATGAAATTGTCGGGCACCGGCATTTCGGCGAATCCTGGGGCATAGAGAAAGGCGTTATTTTAGGCCGTCCGGACACGCCTGCCGTATGGCGTAAGCTGGACGAGCTTGTCTTTGACAGAGTGCTTCATTTCAAGGACGGGCTGGGGCTTCGTGTGTCGCTGTCGTTTGTGGACGAAGGCGGCCATTTTACGCAGACCGTGCGTGAACAGTGCGGAAAGCGAATCAAGAAACACGCCTTTGCCATCAAAGGCCTGCCCGGGCCGGACAAGCCCTACACTTCCCCGCCGAAGAAAATGAAAATCGTTGTCAGCGGCAAGGCGGTCGGACAATGCTGGCAGTACCAGATAGGCGTCGATGCTGGTAAGCAGATAATCATGGATAACCTAAAGGTTCAGACACCCGGCAGCAAATACTGCCATTTCCCGAAGCGGGACGACTACGGACCGCAGTATTTCAAAGGACTGCTTTCGGAGCATCTTGTTTACAAGGCAGACCGGAAACAACCGTGGCAATGGGAGAAGATACCCGGCCACGAACGGAACGAGAACCTTGACGTTCGGAACTACGCTATGGCGGCGTGCAAGTCGCTGTCTCCCGACTTCGATGTTTTAGAGCAACGGATGCGGAATGCACGGAGCGGAACTGTTCCTGTGCAGGAGGCAAAACCGGTACAGCGGCAGACGCAGACACAGCCGGTGGCAAAGAAACGCAGTAAACGAAACCTTAACAGTTATTTTGAGGATTGGTGAAAAAGATGGACAGAATCGAGATACAGGCAAGGCTTGATTTTTGGAAGGAAACACTGGTTGAACTCCGGGCCGCCTACCTTGCGCTGATTAAAGGCGGCGTCAAGTCTTACAAGATTCACAACCGGGAACTGACCCGGTTCGACCTGCCGGATCTGAAAGATGAAATCGAGGATGCGGAGGACAAGGTGGACGAGCTGGAAGCGATGCTTGCCGGAGGACGTCCGAGAAAGGCCGTGGGTGTGATTCCCCGGGATTGGTAACGGGTACAGGCTTTCAGGAGCTTTACCATAGGGGACTGCGGAGTTTGCTCTTTTCGACGCAGTCTCCTCTTATATTGGAGGGAAAACATGAAACAGAAAAACAAAGGATGGGGCACGCCACGGGCTTCCGGCTACGGGGAAGCGGGCGCAAGCCTGAGTAAACGGTCTTTGCGTAGCTTCAAGCCGTCGAGCAATTCGCCGAACATGGACATAAACATGAACGGCATGACGCTCCGGCAACGTGCCAGGATGTTGTACATGGCGGCGCCTATTGCGACATCGGCCATAAATACGGCGAGGGCAAACGTTGTCGGTGTCGGGCTGACGCTCAAAAGCACCATTGATGCCGAACTGCTGAGGATGTCGCAGGACGAAGCCAAGACATGGCAGAGAAAAACCGAAGCGGAATTCCGGCTCTGGGCGGGCAAGAAGCAGAACTGCGATGCGCTGGCCATGAACACATTCAAGGAACTGCAACAGCTGACATTAAAAAGCTGGCTGATGAGCGGCGACGTATTTGTCCTGCTCAAACGCTACGAAACCACGAAGATGAACCCCTACTCCCTGCGCCTGCACGTTGTTGAGGCTGACCGCATAAGCACACCCTACGACATGCGGAGCAACGGCTATCTTGTCGGCGCTACGGAAGGCAAAACGGAAAACGGGAACCTTATCCACGACGGCGTGGAGGTAAACGCCGACGGACAGGTCATTGCTTATTGGGTAAGCTCCGTATATCCGGCAGAGATTATCGACAAAGAGGCCAAATGGACACGGGTTGCCGTGTACGGCGAAAAGACCGGCCTGCCGAACATCCTGCACATAATGAGCCCGGAACGGCCCGACCAATACCGGGGCGTCCCCTACCTTGCCCAGGTTATCGAACCGTTGGTGCAGATCCGGCGCTATACGGAATCGGAACTGATGGCAGCACTTATCCAGTCGTTCTTTACCGCATGGATAGAGACGGAAGCAAGTACTTCGGATATGCCATTCAACGAGGTTGGCGCAGGAGATGTGAACCCGGTACCCGGTGAGAATCCGGAAACGGGCATCAGCTCCAGCGCAAACGAATACGAGATGGGCCCCGGTACGGTAACGGTGCTGAAAGAAGGAGAATCCGTCAAGTTTGGCCAGCCGAACATTCCGACGGCGGGATTCGATGTATTCCTCAATGCGTTTTGCCGGCTCGTCGGTGCGGCACTCGGCATCCCCAAAGAAGTGCTGATGAAAGAATACAACACCAGTTATTCTGCTGCCCGTGCGGCCATTTTGGAGGCATGGAAAGAATTCAAGATGTTCCGGGAATGGTTCGTGATGGACTTCTGCCAGCCTGTGTATGAGACATGGTTAGCGGAAGCGGTTGCCAGGGGCAGGATTCAGGCTCCCGGCTTTTTCGACGACCCGCTCATCCGTGAAGCATGGAGCAGCGCCCGGTGGATTGGCCCGGTACAGGGGCAGATCGACCCGAGGAAAGAAGTTGACGCTGCGCTGTTGCAGATCAGCCACGGCCTGAAGACGCACGAACAGGTGACCCGTGAACTGGGCGGCGGCGATTGGTTCGAAAACGTAGCCCAGCTGAAACGTGAAAATGAACTGTTGCAGGATGCCGGAGTGCAACTGGCACAGCAGACGGTACAGCCGGTACAAGGAGGAGAAAACAATGATTAATATTTCCCGGCCATTCTACACCATGGCCACGATAGAAAACAACGAAGCGGAAATCACCATGTACGGTGAAATCGTCGAACAGCGCCCTTTGGATTGGTTCGGACACGAAGTGGAAGGCCAGTTCATTGTTGCCGAGGAATTTTTGGAAGATCTGAAGCAGGTTGAAGGCTGCGACGCTATCACGATTCGTATGAACTCCGGAGGCGGTGACGCTGGTGCCTCCATCATGATTCACAACAGACTGCGGGAGTTATCCGCAAGAGGCGTGAAGCTGACCTGTATCGTGGACGGCATCGCTATGAGCGGCGGTTCCCTGATTATGTGCGCCTGCGACACCGTGAAGGTGAACGCTTCCAGTTTAATTATGATTCACAAATGCTGGACCTTCCTGTTCGGCGGCTACAACGCCGACGAAATGCGGAGCGTGGCGGACGCCAACGACGCCTACGACAAAGCGCAGGCGGCTATTTACGTTCGCAAAACGGGCGAATCTGAAACGAAGATCTTACACATGATGGCGGACACGACCTACATGACTGGCAAGGAGGCAAAGGAAAAGGGCTTTGCCGATGAGGTGCTGGAAGACGAGCCTGTTCAAATTGCCGCCAGCGCAGACGGACGCACCCTGTATGTGGGCAAGCGTGCCATGCACCTGGCGCCGGGGATGTTTGCCCCGGATTCCATTCCTACGGTTGACGCCGGAGCCGTACCGGTTGAAACAAATACAAATCAAGCCACTGAAACTGAAGAAGGAGGAAAACCAATGGCAAACACTATTGAAGAACTGCGTGCTGAAAGTCCGGAACTGGTTTCCGAATTAGAAGCGGCAGTGCGTGCTGACGCCACCCGGGCAGAACAGGAACGCTTGCAGAGTATCGACGATATTGCAGGGCTGTTCAACGCCGACATGGTACGTGAAGCCAAATATGGCGAACAGGCATGCACCGCCCAGGAACTTGCGTTCCGTGCAGCGCAGGCAGCAGAACCGCCGCGCCCCGGCAGCACGCCGCGCCCCCGTCCGTTATCTCCTCCAAGGAAAAATCTATTGCGGTATGTGTGGAAACCACATGATCGGAGAATCCGGCAAGTCGCGGTCTGGAGACATACACCGCTATTACTCATGCGCCGAGCGAAAAAACCATCACGCCTGCAAAAAGAAGAACGAGAAAAAGGACTTTATCGAATGGTATGT